ATGCCAAAAAAGAAGAAGTCTCCTTCCAGGTCAGCCAAAGCCCAACCTGCCACTGCCATTAAACCTTCTTCCAGGCTGAAGCCGAAGACCAAAGCCAAACCGAAGTCTCTCCCTGTCAAGAAACCCTCTTCTGTCCGTGATGAGCTCGGACGAATCAAACCTGGTCATTCCCTGAATCCCGGTGGGCGGACATCGGGCAGCAGATCGGTGCTTCCTGAAATCCGCGAGCAGATATTTCAGGCGCTGGAAGAATGTCAACGTGAGGGGAAACCTCTCTCCCAGTTGCTGTCCAGATGGATGCTGTCCGCAGACGCGAAAGAAGGCGCCAACCTTATGCGGGCCATCGCGGCGTTCATGCCCAAGGAAATGAACCTGGATATCGAGGCCAAATTCTCCGACATGTCCGACGAGGCGCTGGAAGCCAGGATCGCCTCATTCGTGAAGAATCCGGAAATCAATACGCTGTTAAGGAGCGTGAAATGAGCCCGGCGGTTCTGGAGCGCGGAAAAGTGACAGAGCTGGTGGAGCTGTTGGAGGAGAAGGAACGGCGCCTTCGTCAGAACATGATTGCCCGCTTCACCCCTTACCCATGGCAAAGGGAACATTTCTCCAAAGGCTCCTCCTTCGACCAGCGCCTGTTGATGGCTGGTAACCGTACCGGCAAAACCTTCATAGGTGCGGTGGAGATGAGTTATCACCTGACCGGCAGATATCCGGACAACTGGACGGGACGAGTGTTCGACCACCCGATCCTGGCCTGGGCCGGGTCTGACACGGCGGAGACCACCCGGGATGGTGTGCAAAAGGCGTTGTTCGGGGAGCCGGGCAACATTGCAGAGCTGGGCACAGGGACGATCCCTAAAAAATATATCTGTTACATTTCAAAACGGCCTGGTGGTGTTGACGGCGCCATATCCTTCGCGCTGATCCGCCATGTTTCCGGCCAGTTTTCTAAAGTCCAGTTCAAATCCTACGATCAGGGCCGCGCCCGGTGGCAGGTGGCCGGTGTGGATTATATGTGGCTGGACGAGGAACCGGACGAGGATATCTATGGCGAGGCGGTGACCAGGACCATGGACAAAGGCGGCGCCCTGGTGCTGACATTCACGCCGCTGCGGGGGATATCCTCCGTGGTGAAACAGTTTGTCAATCCCAGCCGGGACGCTATCGGGCAGGCGGTGACTCAGGCAACATGGGACGACGCACCGCACCTGACCGATCATATGAAAAAGTCATTGTGGGGGACCATTCCTCCGCATCAGAGAGAGGCCAGAAGCAAAGGCATCCCGTCGCTCGGGTCCGGGCAGATATACCCGGTGGCCGAAGAGGTTTTCGTCATCGATCCGATCAAGATACCCGAGCATTGGCCGCGAATATTCGGGTTGGACGTTGGGTGGAACAGAACCGCCGCAGTTTGGGGCGCATGGGACCGCGACGCGGATATCGTGTACCTATTCTCCGAGCACTACCTGGGGGAGGCCCAGCCGCCGATTCACGCCAGCGCCGTAAAAGCCAGGGGAGCGTGGATACCTGGCATGATCGACCCGGCGGCCAGGGGGAGAAGCCAGGTGGACGGAAAGCGGCTTTTGCAGCTGTACCGTGATGAAGGGTTGAAACTTACTCCGGCGGACAATTCCGTGGAGGCGGGGATTTATGCGGTCTGGACCAGACTTTCTACTGGGAGGCTGAAGGTTTTTAACACCCTGGCCAGTTGGCTGAAGGAGTTCCGCATGTATCACAGGGACGAAAAAGGGAGAGTGTCCAAGGCTGATGATCACCTGATGGACGCCACCAGATACCTGGTTATGGGGCTGGGGAGCGCATCTACCGAACCATCCGCTCTGAATGTCCCCCTTGCCAGGACTGGAGGCTGGATGTCGTCATGACCACAGGGAAATCAGAAAAGAAAGACACCATTCTGAAGCTGGCCAAGAAGCGGCTTGAGGGCGCCAGCGAGGCTGACAAACATAATCGTGATCTGGCTATTCGTGACCTGAGATTCCTGAACGGCGACCAGTGGCAAGAGCAGGTTTTACTGGACAGGAAGAGGAATAATCGGCCTGCTTTGACGTTCAATCGCCTGCCAGGGTTCCTGGACCAACTTGTCGGGGATTTGAGGCAGAACAAGATCAGCATCAAGGTTTTGCCGGTGGATGACAGCGCGGACAAACAAACCGCCGAGATATTGGGAGGGCTGATTAAGAACATCGAGACGCAATCCAACGCCTCCCAGACCTATATCACCGCCGGGGAATCCGCCATGGCTTGTGGCTTTGGGGCCCTGAGGATCGTGACCGACTACGCTGACCACAATTCATTTGATCAGGAGCTTTTCATCGAGCCGATCAAGAACCCCATGACCGTTTATATCGATCCCAGGTCCACGCGGGTAGACGCCTCGGACGCCAAGTGGGCGGCGATCACCATCATGATGGAGAAAGAAGAGTTCGAAAAGGAATTCCCCAACGCCAACCATACCGCCACCCTGGATACACCGAGGGGGGACGAGGAGGCGTTTTGGTACATGAAGGATAGTGGTATCCGCGTGGCGGAGTATTTCTGGATAGAGGAGATTCCCAAAACTATCTACCTGTTGAGTGACGGGACCACTATTTGCTGTAAAAGGTACGCGGAGCAGAGGGAGGAGCTGGAGGCGCAGGGCATTTATTCTGTAAAGGAGCGTAAATCCTCCAAGCCAGTGGTGATGTACGCGAAAATATCCTCCGCTGAAATACTGGAAGGGCCCCAGGAGTGGCCGTCGGAGTTTATCCCCATTGTTCCTTTTTATGGGAAGGAACTGAACGTGAACGGAAAGACTTTCCGGCGTGGAGCGATCCGCAACGCCCTGGCCGCCCAGGAGGCCTACAACTATATGCGCACCGGCATTGTGGAGCATATAGGAAAACAGCCTCACACCACCTGGCTGGTTACCCCGGAGCAGATTGAGGGTTACCAAAAATTCTGGGAAAGCTCTAATTCCGGAATCCCATACCTTCCCTATAACTGGATTGACGGACACAAGCCCCCCAGTCGCATCGATCCGCCCCAGGGTTCCCCGGCGATGAGCCAGGAGGCCGCCCAGATGAGCGATGAGATGAAGTCGGCTACTCACCTTTTTGACTCGTCCCTTGGAAACAGGAGCAATGAGACCAGCGGCGTCGCTATCCGGCAAAGGCAGAGCCAGGGTGAGCGGGGGAACTTCGCGTTTTATGACAACTACGCTCAATCGATCCAGCATGTCGCCCGGATTCTACTGGATATGATCCCTCGGATATACGACACACCCAGGATAGCCAGGATAATCGGACCGGACGAGGAGGGGGAGAATATACCACTGCGAACACCTATCCCCCTGGACCAGTATAACGAAGCCGGGGAACAGATGGGGCGAGTGTTTGACCCGTCCCTGGGCCGGTATGACGTGGTGGCCACAGTGGGGCCCTCTACCGCCACGGCTAACCAGGAATCCACAGAACTTATGCTGGATTTTCTGGAGAAGTTCCCCGGGGCCGCTCCAGTGGTGGGTGACCTGCTGGTGAAAAACATGTCTTTCAGAAACGCCGAAGAGCTGGAAAAACGATTGCGATTTATCAACCCGTATATCCAGCAACAGGAGCAGGCGAAAGCGGCGCAGGAGGGAGGGGTTCCTCCTGGCGCAGATGGTTTAAATCCGCAGGGGATTCCCCCAGGGGCGATACCTCCGGGCGCATTACCGCCAGGAGCCTTGCCGCCGGGAATGATTCCCCCAGCGTCACCTTAACAACATATGGAGGACTATATGGAAGACCGGGAAACAGCGGCGCCCGAACCCACGGAGACAGTTTCAGAGACTGAGACCGAGGACCAAACCGCGATTCAGGCTGATGAAACCACGGTAAAGCCTGCCGTGGAAGAAGGGGAGACGACTGGCCCCGATTCCGATGAAAAGACGGAAGAAACCCAGGACGAGGATGATAAGCCAAGGCATCAAAAATCCAGAGCGCAGAAAAGGATAGAGACCTTGGCGGCGCGGAATCGCCACACGGCCGAAGAAAACGTCAGGTTAAGGGAAAAATTGGAGGCGGCGGAAAAAAGACTCAAAGAGATGTCACCGCCCATCGAGGAAGACTTTGGCAGCTACGAGGAATACCAGGAAGCCCGCGTGAGGTATGAAGTTGACTCCAGATTTGCGGAGAGCAAAAAGGAGGACGCTTTAAACGAAATGCAGGCCAGGGAAACCCAGGCCAACGACGCCAGGCATCAGGTATTCGCGGAAAACCTGAGGGACTTCAAGGAGGTCACCCCGGATTTCGACGAGGTTGTCAACAAGGCCAATGTGAAACTGACCCAGCCGATGATCGATTCTATCACCGGCAGTTTGCAGGGGCCTGAAATGCTGTATTACCTATCCCAAAACCCCGGACAGGCGGCGGAACTGGTGAACTTGAGCCCCATCGACATGGCGCGAGAGATGGGAAAACTGGAAGCTAGGCTGGAGGCATCACCCCCAAAGCCAAGCGCTACACATAAACCTATATCTAAAGCTCCCCCACCAGTGAAACCTTTACCACAAGGATCGTCAGCAAGCCCTGGCAATATGGACAGCCTGGGCGCCGATGAATATGTGAAGCATAGGATCGCGCAATTGAGGGGGGCAGGGAGATGATGATAAATGCCAAACACACTTTTGACCCCCGCAACTATAGCCAAGGAGTGCCTTGCGCACCTGACTAACAATATGGTCTTTGGTAACCTGGTTTACCGGGATACCGAGAAATATTTCGGCAAGACGCCGAAAATAGGCGAATCCATCACCATTCGCAAACCGATAAAGTTCGTCGCGACTGATGGAGCGACTCTATCCAGTCAGGATGTGACTGAAAAAAGCACGTCCATCACAATCGATCAGCGAAAGCACGTGGCGTTTACGTTTACGTCCCAGGAGCTGACCATGAAGGTGGAGGATTTTTCCGAACGGTACCTGAAAGGGGCCATGATCCAGCTGGCCAACGCCGTGGATTCAGCCCTGGCGGGACTGTATATCGACGTGCCCATGCTGGCCGGGACACCGGGGACCACGCCGGCGTCATTCGCGGCGCTGACCGCCCTGGGAAAGCTCCTGGACAAAAACTCCGTCCCGAAAGACGGGCGGAACCTGGTCCTGGGGCCGGACGCTCACTGGAGCCTGGCTGACGCTTTCAAGGGGTTTTATCACGAAGCGATCACAAAGGAAGTGCTGCGTGACGCCACCCTGGGCCGGTACGCCGGGTTTGATGTTTTCGAGGACCAGAACATCAAGACCCATGTGAAGGGACTACAGACAGGAACTCCCTTAGTGAACGGCGCCTCCCAGACCGGAGCCTCACTGGTGACCGATGGCTGGACCATCAGCCTGTCGCCGATCATCAAGAAAGGGGACATCTTTACTATTGCCGGGGTTTACGCCGTCAATCCTGTCTCCAGGGAGACCCAGAGCCACCTGCAGCAGTTCGTAGCCACGGCGGACGCCAATTCTGACGGCGCCGGAAACTGCACAATCCCCATTTCCCCGGAAATCATCACCTCCGGGGCGTACCAGACTGTCAGCGGTTCTCCGGCGGACAACGCCGCGTTGACTGTCCTGGCGGCTAACCATGTGGCGAATATGGCATTCCGCAAGGAGGCTTTCGCCCTGGCCATGGTCCCCCTGGAAGTGCCGCAATCGGCGGGCTGGGCCGCCACCGAGAGCGCAAACGGCCTGTCTGTGCGCGTGATCCGCGATTACAACATCACCCCCGACAGCGAGATATTCCGCGCGGATATTTTCTATGGGGTGAAAACGCTTTACCCCGAGCAAGCTGTAAGGCTGGCCGGATAGTGACCCTGGGCCGGGGGAATACCCCCCCGGCCTGGCTTTAACAGAAAGGATTAAGGAATGGGAAAGGATAACAAGGTAAATAATGCTGTAAGCGATGAGCCTGATTCCCTGGCGACAGGAGAGGCTCTTGAATCTTTATCTCCGGCGGTAGATGAAAAACCGAAGGCCCAGAAAAGCCGCGCCAAAGTCTGGATGGAGAAGGGGAATGTAAAAGCGCATGTTCACGTTCCCGGTGTGGATGAGCATTTGGCGGACGGTTTTGTGTTCTCACCGGGGTTGGTGGCTGTATACAAAAAGGGAGCCGGGAAATCTGTGCAACCAGACGAGGCCATTGAGTTGTTCAGGAACGGCTGGTCCGACTCCCCGGTAGGCTGATATGGCCGTAGCCAAGGACATCATCGAGGCCGCCCTAAGACAAATAGGCGTGGCACGCCGTGGGATGAAGCTGGACGCGGCGGATATACAGGAGGGACTGGCCGCGCTTAACAGAATGGTGGATTCCTGGGCGCTGGAGGAATTCATGATTTACGCCGTATCTCAGGGCAACTTTACCTTGACCGGCGGGAAAAGCGAATACACTATCGGTTCCGGTGGTGACTTTGCCGCCACCAGGCCAGAGGACGTGTTGTCGGCGTGGATCAGGGATTCCGCGGGGATAGACCACCCTGTATCCACAATATCGCGTGACCGATATAACGCCATATGTTCCAAAAACTCACCAGGCAGGCCCACCGAGCTATATTTTGACCCTCAATATCCTTTGGCCAAGCTTATGCTTTGGCCAACTCCGTCCGCCGTGGAGGATTTGTACCTGGATCAACTGGTGAAGGTGCCCAGTTTCGCAGATGAAAACACCTCCGTATCCCTTCCTCCCGGTTATGAGGAGTGCCTGGTATGCAACCTGGCCGTCCGGCTGGCCCCGGAATATGGGATCACGCCGCCAGATGAGGTGAGGAATCAGGCGCTTCAGATAAAAGGGAGGATCACCAACCACAACTTCAAGCCGGGGATGTTCCAGCACGACATAGGGCTGTTGTCGCTGGGTTCCCATGGCGGTTCATTCAACATTTATTCAGGGTAAGGATATGAGAAAAGCGCTTATCTGGGTCCTGGTATTTCTGGTATGCGGAGCCGTCACGGCGGACGCGGCCAAACTGTATCCGGCGCCCATATTCCGCTGGACCAAAGACAATGGCGACCCGGCTGTAGGCTGGAAAGTGCATACCTATGAAGCCGGAACCACTACAAATAAGGCTACCTATACGGATTCCGCCGCCGGGACGCCCAACGCCAACCCCATGGTCCTGGACAGCCGGGGGGAGGCTCCTATTTATTTCCTGGGGACGTACAAACTGGTAATCAAGGATTCATCCGACGTTACCCAGGCCACCTATGACAATTTTGGGACAGGGGACGCGGCAACGTCCCCTGTGGTCAATCTGGTGAATAACGCCAGCTTCGAGGGGGACGCCAATAGCGACCTTTTGCCTGACGAATGGACGGTAGTCAAATACGACGCCGGGACATCCACCGCAATCCTGATATCGTCCACACAATCTCACGCCTCCAATGCGATGAAGTTTCAAAGCTTGGGTGATGGAGGGGGGACCGCCACGCAATCCGGGTATTCCCAAATAAACCCTGGGCGCGTGTATATGGTATCGTTCTCTCTTCTTTCATCCGTTGTGGACGTGCGCAACGTAGTGGAGGTCCAGTATTACACCGCCGCTTTGGCCCTTGTCTCTTCTCAATCTGTATATGATGAATCCACGGCCAATCCCACCACCATGACGCTGAAGCAGTATGTGATCACCGTCCCGGCCACGGCCAAGTACCTCAAAATCGTATTAACAGGATGCCATTCTTCTGACCCCACTCCCGGATATACGCTATTCGATGATGTGTCAGTCTCTGAAATAAATCACCATACCGGGACCACCAGCGCGACATTCGATATAAACTCCGATTCCAATCGTGGCAGGTTGGATTCATCCGGGCTGACAGCAAACAGGGACTACACGTTACCAGACACGGCAGGGACTGTCGCTCTGATTTCGGACGTTATATATCCTGACGCATACAACCCAATTATTAACGGGGATATGCGGATTTGGCAACGGGGGACGTCGTTCACCAGCATTGCAAACGGGGCGTATTCAGCAGACAGGTGGGCCAATGTGAATACGGGGGCGGCGGTATACGATATCAGCAGGTCCCCCGATGTCCCTACGGCGGCGGAAGCGGGGATCACCTACCAATATTCACTGCATTTGGACGTAACCACGCTGGACTCGGCCATTGCCGCCGGCGACATCGTTAGCCTTATCCAGAGAATAGAGGGGTACAATTTCGCCCCGTTTGCGGGGCAAACGGCCACGCTTACATTCTGGGTGAAGGCGACAAAACCAGGAACTTACTGTGTGTCCTTCACAAACTCAGGCGAGGACAGGTCCTACGTGGCGGAGTATACGATTGACGCCACCAACACGTGGGAAAAGAAAACCATCCAGCTTACCTTTGATTACTCGGGAGGGACCTGGAACTATACCAACGGGACTGGAGTGCTCCTGTCCTTCACCCTTGCGGCTGGGACCACATACCGCGCTACAGCAGCAGGGGTGTGGGAGGCGGGAAACTTCCGGGCTACATCCAACCAGGTGAATGGCGTGGACAGCGTTTCTAACGATTATCGGATTACAGATGTCAATCTTTATTTTGGCGATGCGCCCACCTCCCCAAAGCCGAGAACGTTCAATGAAGAGCTTGCTCTTTGTCAGCGGTACTACTCGAAATCTTTCGCGTATGCACAACCCCCAGCGTCAAACGTGGGTCCAGGACGCCTCCTTTCTCCCGCCACTCGGGCGGGGGCGCTTCTAAACCACCTACCTAGCGTATTATGGCCGACGCCCATGAGGACTATTCCAACGGTCACGACCTACAATCCTTTCGCCGCGGGAAACCAGGTCCGGGACGAGACGGCAGGCGTCAATTGCAGTGGTACGCTAACCGGTTCCACAGAGACTGGGATGTGGGTGTATGCCACGGGTAACGCAGCCACGACAGTGGGTAACGCATTGTCGTATCAATATACCGCCGACGCGGAGCTATAGGAGGAAATATGTACCAGATAACCAATAACGGGGTGATCCGGATCAGCGATGGAGCCTCCATCCCAAACGCACCGGGGAACAAGGATTGGCGGGAGTATGAGCAGTGGGTAGCCGAGGGAGGGACCCCGCGCCCGGCCCCCCCTCCGGAGCTAAGGGTTCCTGTATGGGGTGGAACCCAGTGGACCGAGGGAGAAGATTCCGCCGAATCAGTGGCTAGGGCCGCCCGTAACAGCGCCCGCGCCAGGTTGCGGTTGGACATAGAGAACCCGAGTCTGCGCGGAGGAATGCCGGAGTTGGGTAATAAGGTGCAGGACTTGGTGAAGATTTTGGACCACATGAAAGCATTGGAGGACGAATGATTAACAGATTTTTAGAAGCCTTGGAGCAGTATTTCGCTCCGATAATGCTGGGCTGGCTGATTGTGGCCATATACTTTTTGACCAGCTGTGCCACCCTGAATCCCATTATCGATTCGCTGGAAGAGCAGGAGGCCGAATGCAAGGCCAGGGGAGGGGCGTTTATCCTTGATCAGGATTCCATGACCGTGCGGTGTGTCATGCCGGAGCCGGAGCCAGGACCTGGGGAAGCTCCTCAACCCGAGCCCCCTCCGGACCCGGTCATTATCACTGACCCCGTGCCGGACCCGGAGCCGCCTGTGGAACCGCCGGTTCAAGGGGAATGGCGGATGTTCAATGTGGGGGAATATATCACTATTCCTTACAGGGGCCATCTGGTGTTTGAAGTGAAGGGGTTGGATACCAGAAAACCAAAAGAGTGGCACTTGTTTGACTTTGCCAACGGGCGAGGCAGGGGCGTGGAAGTGGCCAACGCGCATATGATGCTGTTTGATGACAGAACCTTGTACCTGATTCAGCAAGTATACAGCCCTGCTCCATTGCGGGAGAACAGGCACGAGGACTATTGGCCGTTTCGCCCGGACCAGACATATAAATGGATCGTTGATTCCACCTTGCATGGAATACGCATTCAGATATTTCAGGATGGCGCCCTTGTTGTGGATATGCCCAGGGCGCAAATGGGCCCATGGCCGGTGGTCCCGTTCGCCCGGATAACAGATATCCGCCTTGGGTGCGGAGTCTTTGGCAGCCATCCCTGCCCGAACCCTATCCAGATAAAGGTGGAATGATGACCGAATTCAACCCGGACCAGACCGGCGATATCACCATGCGCTCCAGGGAAATGCGCGAATACCTGGAGACGGCGGCGACCGAGGGGGCCAAGAAGGCTCTGCATCATCACACATCCGAGATGAAGTGCGGCGGGTGCTACGTGACGCCGGACACCTTCCCCGGTGAGCCGAACGAAGGAACAAAGGAGCGGCTGCGGGAACATGCGGAC